CTGCGGATAACTTTGGAGATGCCTACAACGCGGTGGCTTTACAGGCGTTCGAAGACGGTCACGAGGACATTATTGTCTGTAACGATGATGTAGTTCTCACGCCTTACACCTGGCAGACAATGGCTGAAGACCTGAAGATCATCCCAGAGAGGGATCGTTGTTGGGTTGCGGCAAGGGCAGATTACGCCAGGGGGATGCAGAACATCCGCTATCAGCAAGACGGAGATAGGAATGGCACGATACGCCATGCCTCCGAGAACTCCATTATTGAGGTGGATGTTATAGCCCCGATATTCGCTCACATCACTAAGAACGCTTGGATAAACTTTCCTCCGCTTAACTGGTTCTCAGATGACATCCAATGTTTAGACTTACAGTCTACTGGGGGCAAACACTATATTTCCAGATCGTATGTCCACCATGTCGGAAGTCAGACTTGCGGGCCAGACTTTAAGCAATGTGTGGAGGACGCGAAGCCTTGGATACAACAGAATCGCCCAGAACTTGCGGAGCTATGGTTCAAGACGAGTTGAAAAATTGGGCCTGGTGGTGCGCGGGATATGTTGGGCCGCCCGTACAAGATAAGGCTGCGAGCGCAGAGGGTAACTATGTTTCTGAGGAAATATGGGATGGACAAGAAGCCAAATACGAACCCGACCAGCTTGCGGGCGAGAGGGTGGAGGAAATTGTTAGGAGCCTACCCAGTTTTAGTAGGATGGTTCTCAAGGCCACCTACATCCAGTATCCCTACCATCTTGAACACAGCATTGCACAGCGTCTTAGGATTTCCACAGACAGGTACAAATCCGAGCTTAAAAAAGCGCACGAAATGGTTGCGCGTAAACTCAAAAACGACTAGACTAAAAGGCGGGGAAGTCTACCCTAAAATTTCGTAAGGAGCCAACCATGTACGGCAAAAAGAAGAAGCCCATGCCTGGGAAAGGTAAGAAGAAGTGAAAGACAAGGGCGTTACCGTAATGATCGGCTTGCTAGGCCCAGGTAAGCAGATGGGTAAAGAGGCCGATTCCCTTTTAGAAGACGATATGTCTGAGTGTCCACTTGCGACAGAGGACGAGATTGTTAATAGGGGCAACAAGCAAAAAGCCATTCTTACCGCAAGCTACGGGCCTGCGGAAGATGAGCGTATGTGCGGCAACTGTGAATACGGTGAAAAGCTGAAGGGTTGCGGACTCAAGAAGGGCGAAGTGTTCTGCTCTGTGTTTGAATTTAAGTGTGCGGAAAAGAATGTCTGCGATGCTTGGGATTCAGGCGAAGAGGAAGAAGACTAATGTGGTTGCCAGTCGTGTTTTTCTGCGCGGCTGGTTCTTGTCAATTCTGGTCTGACGATGCTTACACCAAGCAAGAAGACTGCGTACAGCGCGTATCAGAAATTATACAAGTCATAGACTCACACCCAGAGACAACCTCTGCGGGTATGTGTTTCCCAGTTAAGCAAAGGACACGAGATGCCTAGCCTATCCAAGGCCCAAAACCGTTTCATGCAAGCTGCGGCCTCTAGCCCCAAAATGGCTAAAGAGCTTGGTATTCCTCAAAAGGTAGCAAAAGAGTTTGTAAAAGAAACCAAGAGCATGAAGGGCAAGCCTGAGAAGGTGAAGAAATGAAAAAAGAAGTCTATGAGAAGCCTCGTCCCAAATCACTTGGTAAGCCTAAAGCCCTTACTGCCAACCAAAAGCGTGCGGCAAAGGCGTTTGCGAAAAAGTCAGGAACGGCTTACCCCTCACTATTAGCTAACATGGCTGGAGCCAGAGCAAAGCGATGAAGGTTAGAGATGCAGCTAAAATCTTTGAGAAGTACGATAGAAAGACTACGGAGAAGATGGCTGAACACAATCGCGGTGGTGGGTCAGTCCGTAAGCCAGTACGCTCAACGAAAAATGCAAGTACCGCTGACCTCTACTCTAGAGCAAAATTCATTTACCGAAAGGCCGCGCAAGCCCTCACAGCGGGCCACCCACTCAAAAACGATAAGGGCGAACCAACGCCAGCGGCACTCCAATTCAAAAGGTGGGCAGCAAAAGTCCCCCAAGACCAAGACGATCTCAGGGAGCTAAAGGCACTTGGCGCAAGACTTAAAGCACGATACAAGCCCAAAGATTCTTAACCTTGGTTCGGGTAAAGACTGGCGCAAGGACTGTCTCAATGCGGACATCCAGCCAGAGAAGAACCCAGACTGGGTCTTAGATATTCAGAATGTGCCGTGGGGCGAGAAGCTCAACACGAGACTGGGTATTTATACAGTAGAGCGCGGGATGTTCGACCAGATCATTGCGAACGATGTTCTGGAGCATATTCCCGACTTAGTCAGGGCGATGACCAACTGCAAGGATTTACTGCGGGATGGTGGCGAGTTCCACATCCATGTGCCGTATGACCTCAGTTTTGGTGCGTGGCAAGACCCCACTCATGTGCGGGCATTTAATGAACGAAGCTGGCTCTACTATACGGACTGGCATTGGTATCTGAATTGGAAGGACAGGTTCTACATGAAAGAGCTTGTTTTCAACGCAAACCCTGATATGGATGTCCCTGCGGAGGCGTTACCTTACACTCCGAGGGCTGTCGATTCCATGTCCGTCATATTGGTAAAAGGAAATGGCTGATATACGCTCACTCGTCTCGCAGATCCCTATGGAGCCAGGTTATGTGCCTGCGCCTCCACAGCCTGATCTGACAGTAATACAAAGGCTGATGGGGCTACCTCAGACTTTGCGGGCTGTAGGCCAGAATCTAGCGGTAGGCGCGGCATCCCTGCCTTATGGTATTTACCAAGGTTTTGGGAACCCTGCTGCGGGTGAAGCAGCTATGTCCCAGTTCCAACAGGAATACGGATACACGCCTACAAACCCTGCGGCTCAGAGACAATTACAAGGTCTAGGCGAGTTCTTCCAACAGTTAGAGACGGAATACAAGATTCCTCCCATAATGGCTCCCGTTGCGGCTACACCTGCTTTAGGTATTCGCGGCATGGTTCCGCAAACAGAACGGTTAGCTAGGGAGTTGGTAAGCGAGATCCAGACGACACCGCCTACGGGTGCGGTTACGATGGGTACACGCGCCTCAACTCCATCCCCAGAGTTAAACCTGCAAATGGCAATGGAAGAGGCACAAAAAATTGGCCTTTCACCAGATCGCGGCACAAGAATGTTGCAAATGGGTTTTGACCCAGGCTGGTATCACGGCACGACTGGCGATATAGAGAAATTTAGGACTGATTTGCTAGGCGAGGCTACGGGCGCGGAAAGTGCTAAAAAAGGGTTTTTCTTTGCCAGAGATCCCATAAACCCACCACAAGAAATGCTCCAGAAATCTAACGATCCAATGGCGATTGAGTTGCTCAAGAAGGCTGGCAAAACAGATGATGAGATTGCGGAGTTAAATAAAGGTCTGCAGCCTGGATCTGGCGCTAGAACTGCATCTGGCTATTCTTTAATCGGTGGTGATAGGGAATACCGAGACGCTATGCGGAAAGCCTCGCTTGCTGAAAAGCGGCAAGACTGGGATGAGTATGAAAAGCAGATGTCCATTGCGGAAGATTTTGCAATAGGAAGGCTACAAAACTCTCAAGCCCTAGTTGCAAAGTATGGTGACGCAAGAGATTTAATGATAGACAAGGTGCAAAACGCATTTTTTAACAAACAGCTTCCTCAATCAGAAGCCGAAGCACTAGACGCTAGATATAAAGAGCTAATGCCATCTGGTTGGTATAACCAGTTTGAGCCAGAGCAGTTTGAGGCTGTGAAACAGGCAATACGAGAGATTGCCCCTAGTAAACAAGCTAAAGAAGCAGAGAAAGCAATAGACGACTTTATTAAAGTTAAGAATGAACGAGCTTTAGACGAGAAAACGCAAAGCGGCTCAAATGTATTGCCAATTGCTTTGTCTTATAAGAACCCTCTTGTGTACGACTTTAAGGGCAACGCTTATCGCGAGACAAAGTATTCAGACTTGGTTGATGAGGCAATCAAAAATGGCAATGATGCGGTCATTATGTTAAATACCTTTGACCCTGGCGCGGGTAAGGCTGAGCTTGTAGATGTCGGGGTTGTATTTGAGCCAAGACAGATAAGAAGTCAATTTGCGGCATTTGACCCAACTAGGACAAGAGAGAGCGACATACTTGCTGGCACTATCCCCTTAGTTGGTGGCGGCTTACTTGGTGCGGAAATGATGCAGGAAGAAGAGACTTACTAAACTGTTGTAATATAACCACGAACACCCTTTAATAGGATTCGACTAATGGAAATTGAAAACAATCAAGAAAAATCATGGGGCGGTGCTAGGCCAGGTGCAGGACGCAAGCCAGGATCGCTCAACTCTAAGACTCGTGCGATAGCAGAGAAGTGTGCGGATCTAGGCGCGACACCCTTAGAGGTCATGGTAGAGGCTTATCTAAAGCTGAAAGAAGAGGGCAGGCTAGAGGATGCGGCTAAGATTGCCAAAGACGCGGCTCCTTATATGCACCCAAGGTTAAGCAATGTCGAGTTGGGTAGTGATCCTGACCAACCTCTAAACATAGGGATTGGATGGATAAGGTAATAACCATTCCTTACAAGCCTCGGGAGCCGCAACTTGCCATTCACGAAACTCTTGATCGAACTCGATTTGTTGTCGCCGTGGCGCACAGACGCATGGGCAAAACTGTCTCTGCGGTCAACCACCTCATTAAAACTGCGATCCAATGCAACAGGGACAATCCTCGTTTTGCCTACATCGCACCAACCTACACACAAGCAAAAAGAGTTGCTTGGGACTACTTAATACAGTACACAGAGCAGTTAGATTCCAAAGCTAACATCTCTGAGTTGCGGACAGATTTCTGGGGTAGGCGCATCTCACTTTATGGTGCAGACAATCCCGACTCTCTTCGCGGAATCTATTTAGACGGTGTGGTTCTGGATGAAGTAGGGGATATGAACCCTAAGATCTGGAACGAGATCATAAGACCTGCGCTTGCGGATAGGCAGGGATGGGCGTTATTTATTGGAACCCCAAAGGGTGCTAACCATTTCAAAGAGCTAAGAGACCGTGCGGAAACTGAAGACGGGTGGTCA